CTAAAGAAACGTCAAGACCTTAGTTTTGATAACTATGATGATCTGTTTAGCTTACTAGATGATCTGAACGAACGTCGTGTGACTGGTCACTCTGCAATTCAATCCGTGAATGGATTTATTGAAAAGAATAAGGAGTTCGCAGATGTGATCTATGATGTGATAGATCGTAACTTAAAGACTAGAGCAACCACAACACTAATCAATTCTGTTATGCCTGGAACGGTTCCAACATTCGATGTTGCCCTAGCTGAAAAGTTTGAAGGCAATGAGAAAAAGGTTAATTTTGACTCAGGTGAATGGTGGGCCAGTCGTAAGCTCGATGGAGTCAGATGCCTTGCAGTAATTGATGAAAACGGGGACATTAAGTTCTATTCTAGAGCAGGCAACGAGTTTTTAACCCTTGGGGTTCTAGCCGAAGAGTTGAAGAGCCTAAATCTTAGATCAGTAGTATTGGACGGAGAAGTTTGTATCATGAAGGATGGTGGACTTGAAGATTTTCAAGGAATCATCAAGGAGATTGGTCGTAAGGAGCATACTATCCAGAACCCAATGTATTATGTGTTCGACATGCTTCAAAATGAGGAGTTCAATAACCAGTCGGGAGAAATTCCTCTCTCTACTAGACTACTTCAGCTTGGAGTCTTTTTCAGCCTTCATTCTGATCTCAAGTGTGTAGCTCCTCTTGTGCAAATTCAAGTCTCAAGCAGAGAGCACTTTGAAGAAATGGTTGCAGATGCAACCAACTTAGGTTATGAGGGCATAATGATTCGTAAGGATGTTGGTTATGAGGGCAAGCGCTCAAAGAATCTACTTAAGGTTAAAAAAATGCACGATGCAGAATACGTAGTAGTCGATGTGGAGAACGGAATTCATCGAGTGATCGAAGCGGGTCGTGAGGTTGAGGAGGAAATGCTAAGAGCTGTAATGGTTGAGCACAAGGGTAATCGAGTTAGGGTTGGATCGGGTTTTTCAATCGATCAACGTCGTTTCTATTATCAAAACCCCGATGAAATTTTAGGTAAAACAATAACCGTTCAGTATTTTGAAGAAACTACAGATCAGCACGGAGATCACTCATTAAGATTTCCAGTCATAAAAGTAGTTCACGGACAGAAAAGAGAATTTTAATTATACATGCATAAACGAATAATCCTAGTCGGCCGTGCCGCAAGCGGTAAAGACTACATCCGCAAAAAATTTGAAGCTAGAGGCTTTAGATACGCTGTCAGTTACACAACGCGTCCTCCCAGAGAAGGAGAAATAGATGGAGTTGATTACATCTTCATTTCTCAGGAAGAGGCTCAAGAAATGATCGAGAATGATGACTTCTATGAATACGTAGAGTTCAATGGCTGGATTTACGGAACTACTCGTGACCAGTTTGATGAGGATCATGTTTTCATTATGACTCCTTCCGGGCTAGCTCATTTGGACGAGGACTCACGTAAAAAATCATTCGTCATCTTTATTGATATTGATGAAGCGGTCAGACGTGAGAGAATGGCAATCCGTAACATGCCAGGAGATTCAGTAGATCGCAGAATTGAGGCCGATCGCAAGGATTTTGAGAATTTTACAAATTACGATATAAGAATAACTAACCCAGACTTTTAATATGGCATTTGAATTAACCGGAATAATCATTGAAATATTCCCAGCACAGACTTTTAACAAGGGCTTTCGCAAACGAGAGTTCGTTATTGAAACGGGAGATAAGTACCCACAAAAAGTAGTTTTCGGACTTGTTCAAGACAAGTGTGACATGATTGACTCTTACGGAGTTGGTGATACAGTTGCAGTTGCATTTGACGTTAAGGGCCGAGACTGGACGGACAAGTCAGGTCAAACAAAGTACTTCAATACTCTGGAAGCCTATCGAATCAGCGGTCAGCAACGTGCCGCAGTTAAGGGCAAGCAAGTAGAAGAGGACGATGATGACGATGAAATCTTCCGTAGCCTAGGTATTGATACTGGCCCAAAGAAATCAACCGCAAAGGTTGATAAGGATTGGAGCGATGATGACTTACCTTTTGATCTATAAAAATTAAAAAATTAAAAAATAAAATACACATGACAAAATCTATTAAACTGACAATTGCTATTGTAATCATGGCTATCTTAGCAGCCGCTTACGTATGGCATTCAAATTCAACTCACCGTTACGTGAGACATGAAGTTCACTCACCTGAGGCAAAACGAGATCTTGAAGCTCTTGACAAAGCTCTAAAAATCATGAGAGCAAAGGACTGCTCTGATCCATTGAGCTGGTATTATCAAGGTGCAATTCACTGGATTCCGGATACAATTGCTGACAATAAACTGTGCGATTCATATCATACGGTTGCTGACATAAAAGAGGCATGGGATAATTGCACTCACTCACCAAGCGGCAAGGAGAAATTACACTTCCTAGTTTGGCACAGATTGTACATTTGGCACTTTGAGAAAATCGTTCGTAAACTATCAGGTTACAATGAGTTCACATTACCTTACTGGGATTATTCTGGACCCAACTCAAATAATAAAGTTCTACAAGAAGTATTCAGAACCCCAGGTAGCGGAGTCTATGAAGCTTGCAGATATGATGCCCTAAATGCAGGACAGCCGATTAGCGGAGAAATCGAAAGAGCTCTTGATCTAACCAACTTAATGAAAAAGACCGACTACCGAGCATTCTGTTATCAAATCAATGCAGCTCCACATGGTGCAATGCACGACTACATTGGAGCAGGTAATGATACTACTGGAAATCTAAAGTTCAATAATCCAATCACAAACTCAATCACAAATACTGGCCTAATGGGTTGGGTTCCTACTGCGGGTTTCGACCCGGTTTTTTGGACTCACCATTCTCAAATAGATCGTATTTGGCAACAGTGGACCAATTCAGAAAATGGAAAACCTGTAACTCTAGAAGAGCTCAAAGAGATTGAATGGCCTTATGTTTTCTTTGATGAGAACGGCAAGAAAGTTACCTACACAATAGAACAGGCACTAGATATTATTTACAAAATGGATTACGATTTTGATGATGTTAAAGTGAAGCCTAAAGCATCTTCTCCAATTGTGAGATCCTTTCCCGAAACTACGTTAGCGGTTCATTCGTCACCAGTTAGCATTAACAGCCAAATAACTGATGCAGTCACTCAATTGCATCTTAATGGAGATCATCCAAAAACAATTAAATTAGTTCTAACCGTTTCATACACAAAAATGCCACATGGAGTTTATGAGGTTTATCTTAATAACCAAAATGAATTTAGCACAAGTGATAATGAGTTTGTCGGCTACATGACCTTCTTTGGAACCGATCACAAAATGTCAGGCGAAAGTTGTCCAAAAGGTTGTTGCACTCCATTAACAAAAGCAGGTCGTCCAACCTTTGTTTTTGAGTACAGTATTCCATACTCACACACGAACAAGGTTCAAATTTATAAACACAATGGCAAGCACACGGGCGATTTAGTCATTGAAAAAATAGAATTCAAGAAATAATGAAATACGTATCAATTGATATTGAAACGACAGGTCTCGACTCAGAGGCCTGTCAAATTTTACAGATTGGAGCGGTCATTGAAGACACAACTGATTTAAAACCGCTTGACGAACTTCCAAAATTCATGTGCATACTTGAACATGAAACCTATTCCGGCCAACCTACTGCTCTGAGCATGAATTCATGGATCCTAAAGATCCTATCTGGCATGGAAGGTTTAAGCAAGGACGATCGCATTGAATATAGAAAAACCAACAGCATCATTCCGGCTGGACTTGCAGCTAAACAATTACAAATGTGGTTGATGGCGAATGGATTCAAGATGGAATCAACTGGAGCGGTCAAGATCAATGCAGCCGGCAAAAACTTTGCAACCTTTGATAAACTTTTTTTGCAAAAGCTACCAGGTTGGGGTTCATGTATTCAAATGAGACAGCGCATCATTGATCCTGCTATCTTGTGCACCGATTGGGCAGAAGACGATAGTTTACCTAACTTGAACACGTGTCTAAAAAGATTCGACTTACCTGGAGAAGTTACTCATGATGCTTGTCAGGACGCACTCGATGTGATTCGTGTGATTCGGTCAGCAACTCATAATTACACAATTAATAATGGCTAAATTGATATTCTTGGCCGGTTTTTAGTAAATTAACTACATGGTATCTAACAACGTAAGACTTGGCTATTGCTGTATTAACTTATCACTCGCTGATCAAAAAATTACCGCTAATCGCGGTATGATAAAGAGGACCTTTCAGGAGAAGGGTCCTTTGTACTGTGGCGAGCTTGCTCATCAAAACGTCAAGGACATTCTTAAAATACTCGAATGGAATCTGGCAAACGGCATCCACGTGTATCGTATGTCAAGCGATATTTTTCCTTGGATGTCAGAGTACGAAATTCAGCAACTACCGAATTTTTCCGAAATTCTGCCGGACATGCAGGCAATCGGCCGCTTTGCACTAGCCAACGGTATGCGTATTTCAATGCATCCTGGCCAGTTCGATGTCTTGCCATCTCCAACTCAATCGGTGGTTACAAAAACCATCAAGGATTTGGATCAACACTGTGAAATCATGGATCTTATGGGCTTGCCAACAAACGTAGGCTTTCCAATCAACATTCATGTCGGTGGTACTTACGGTGATAAGGAATCGGCTGCTCAACGTTTTTGCGAAAACTTCAATCTGCTAAAACCAAACACCAAGGCTAGACTAGTCGTTGAAAACGATGACAAGGCTGCTCAATACTCGGTGGCTGATCTCTATCAAATGGTTTACTTGAAAATCGGTACACCAATCACATTTGATTTTCATCATCATCGTTTCAATACCGGTGATCTCACTGAGGAGGCTGCACTACGTCTGGCCTATACTACTTGGCACGGTCACACTCCCTTAACTCATTACTCAAGTTGTAAGAAAACATTTGAGGACGCATCAGTCATTGCACGCTCTCATGCTGATCATGTTTACGAGAAAATAAATAACTATGGCTTAACTATCGACATTGAGGTCGAGGCCAAGGCCAAGGATCTTGCGGTTCTCAAGTACCGTGAGCAATTTGAAAGCTTGCTTGAAAACTACTTGGAATTCAATGATACAAGATTCTTAGAAATAGTTTAAAATCTGCATGTCAACTGAGACAACCCAAAACTGTGGGTGCGGCTCGAATAGCCCGGCCCCAAAGGC